GATGGGGGTCGGCAGCTTGCTTGATACCTCCTCGGGCAAGCTGATCGACCTGAGTGGACAGGTTGAAAAGAGTGCGGCGGTCTTCTCATCGAGTGGCGAGAGAAGTCGGCCCTATGCCCTTGTGGATGGCATCGCAGTGCTGCCGATCTCCGGCACATTGGCACACAAGTGGGGCGGCATGCAGCCCTACTGTGGTGCGACCGGGTATGACGGGATCCAGGCCCGCCTGCAACAGGCGCTGGCTGATCCTGACGTGCGCGGGATCATGTTGGATGTGGACACCCCGGGCGGTGAAGTGGCCGGAGCCTTCGACTGCACCGACATCATCGCCAGGGCGAATCAGGTCAAACCGGTCTGGTCCCTCGGCTATGACATGCACTGCAGTGCCGGCCAGCTGCTGGTCTCCGGCGCAGGCCGTCGTCTGATCACTCAGACCGGTATCGCGGGCTCCATCGGCGTGGTGATCGCGCACATGGACGTCAGCGACTTCATGAAGCAGACCGGCCGCAAGGTCACCCTGATCCATGCCGGCGCGAGCAAAGTCGAGGGTAACCCCTACGAGGCGTTACCCGACAACGTCCGCACCAAGCTGGAGGAGAGCGTCAAGGCGACCCGTCAGCTGTTCGCGGCCAAAGTGTCGGCGCATACCGGCGTGGCAGTAGAGAAGATCCTGGCTCAAGAGGCGGCCATGTTTGAAGGCCAAGAGGCCATCGACCAGGGCTTGGCAGACGAGCTGGTCAACGGAGCCGATGCGGTGGCCATCATGGCCGAGCGCATATCCCATAAACCCAACTTCGCAACAGGAAGAAACATGAGTGTGACCGAAAACAATAGCGCCGATGCTGGGGCTCTGGGGACAGGCAAAGACGCCAGCACCCTGCAAACTGGCGGGGAAAATCTGACCACGGCTGAGAACCTGCAGGATCAACCGCAACTGGCCTCGGCTGAGCGTGAGCGGATCATGGGGATCCTCAACCTTGATGAGGCCACGGGCCGCGAGGCCACCGCCAAGGCGCTGGCAGGTAACCCGGCGATGAGTGTCGAGCAAGCCAAGGCTGTGTTGGCCACCATCCCAGTGATGGCGCAGGCCGCCAGCGAAACCGCACTGGATCAACTGATGGCTACCGCCCCGGCGGCGGTCAAAACCGGTGCCGAAGCTGACAAAAACGACCGAAGTGCTCGCCTGACCCGCTTTAAATAGGAGTAAGTAATGGCAGAAGAACTGAAATATCAAGGTGTCTCGGCAGGGTCCGAGGTGCTGACGACCATGACTGGCCATATCGCTGCAGGTCAGGGTCAGCTGGCAGCCCGCACCCCGCTGATGCTGGGCACCGCCGCTACCGCAGGCAAGTTGGTCAAGTGGGATGGCTCCCCCGGCACTGCCGTGGCTATGACCGTGGCCGCCGTGGATGCCACCAATACGATCGCTACCCCGGTACATAAGACCGGTTGCATCAATGCTGCCATGGTGACCTGGCCGGCCGGGGTCATCACCATTGAGGCCAAGCGCGCTGGTTTCCTTGGCTCCCCCATCTCCATTGAGGAAGTGAAATAATGGCTTTCGATATTTACACCCCTGCTGAGTTGATGAAGGCCCGCGAGGAAAACATCAAATTCACTCAGCTGTTTTTGCGCATGTTCTACCCCCATATAATGACCTTCAAATCGAAGCAGGTCATGCTAGACAAAATCGGTGGCAAGGTGGGCATGGCGGTGTACTGCTCCCCGTCCGTCTCTGGCCAGGTGAGCAAGACCCGCGGTTATTTGACCCAGAGCTTTGAGCCTGGTTATGCCAAACCGAAGCACATGGTCGATATGCAATCCACGCTGAAACGCCGCGCTGGCGAAGCCATCGGTGGTGAACTGTCGCCGAGCGATCGTTACGACTTCCTGGTCTCACAAAATATCGAAGATGAAGAGAAGGCGCTCCAGCAGCTGGAGGAGTACCAGGCGGTGCAGATGGCTCTGTACGGCAAGTACACCATGTATGGGACCAACCTCCCCGAGCCGATCGAAGTGGATACCGAGCGCAACCCGGCCAACCACATCGTGCAAGCGGGTGCAGGTCGTTGGTCCGTGCAGGATGCAGCCCTGTTTGATCCGACCGGCGATATCGATGCCTACGCCGATCTGTCTAGCGGCACCATCGACGTTATCGTCATGGGTGGCAAGGCATGGGCGGCCATCAACCGCTTCAAGGCATTCCGTGACAAGTTCGACAGCCGTCGTGGCTCTGTCTCTCTGGCCGAACTGGGCCTGAAAGACCTGGGGGCCTGGGTGTCGATCAAGGGGTCTTACGGCGACACACTGATCATCGTCACCAAGCACAAATACATCGACCCGAATGATGGTACCGAGAAGCTCTACGTGCCGGAGAACGGCATGCTGCTGGCATCCCAGTCGGCGGAGGGTCACCGGTTGTATGGTTGCATCCAGGATATGGACGCAATCCATGAAGGCATGGAAGAGGGTGACCGCTTCCCGAAAAACTGGAAAGAGGGTGGCGACCCGGCGAACTACTACACCATGACGCAGTCTGCGCCAGCGATGGTACTGCCTGACGCTAACCAGTTCGTCTTTATCGAGCTGAACTAACCAATCCAGACATAGAACCAGAGTGGGGCCAGTGGCCCCACTTTCGTTTCGTGCATTGCGTGGAGAAACCCATGACTGAAAAAGAGAAGCTTATCGCCCGCGTGGTGGAGCTCAGTAGCCTGCTGGTGCGAGAGGCTGACACCACGGGTACGGTACCCGAACTGACCTCCCGGATCGCCGAGCTGGAGGCCGAGCTGGACGATGATGGCCCCACGACCGGATTGCTGGGCGATGGGGAGGGTGCCCTGCCGCTGACCGTGGCCCGCGCCGACGTCGGCATGGTCACCATCGTGCCCAAGGTCACCCTGCACCTGCGCCAAGGCCATGACCCCCTGTTGGCCATCAAAGACCTGCCGTGCCGCATCGACGTAGAGCAGGCCCGCCAAGTGGTCGAAGTAGAGCAGTTGGCCCGCTATGCCGATGACGAATAGCGACCCCTTCTCGGCCCTGCTGTTTGATGCCGATCAGGCGATCAATTCGGTGATGGCGAACGGCTACCAGCTTGCCCTGAAAAACGGTGGCCAGTTGGCGATCGATGCTATCTGGGATAGCAGCCTGCAAGAGGCCAAGACCCCCACCGGCACCAGCAACCCTCGCGGGGTGCGGGCTGCCAGTGAACAAGGGGTGCTGACCGTGTTGCAGAACCGGCTGCGCCGAGAAGATGTTCTGGGCGCGGCGGTGGATACCCCCCTCGGCCGCCGCTGGGTGGTGGATCTGGATTACCCCGATGCCACCACCACGGTGCTGATGCTGGGGCTGGCGGGGGATGCGGTGTTGCCTGGCGGCACTGGGGAGCGGTTCACAAAGTAAGAGGTGGCGGCTGTGATGTACCTGTTTATCGACGATGCAGACCTCGCAGCCGTCATCGACATGTTTGCGGATCTCGACCCAAAGGCGGTCCCGCTGGCGTTCCACCGGGCCATGCGCCGCACCGAGCAGACCGTGATGTCACAGTCGCGCAAGGTGCTGCAGGCCGAGTTGGCGCTGCGCAACCAGAAGTCGGTGAAGGCCAGGGTCAGGACCTACATTCGCCCGGCTGCCGCCGACATGGCCGAGATGAAGTTCTGGTTCGGTATGAACAACCTCAGCCCCAACGCCTTCAAGGGCGCCCCTCGCAAGACCCGGGGTGGCCTGATGTTTCGGGGCAGTTATTACGACAAGGCATTCGTGAGTATTCGCAAGGGCCGCAAGGTCTACATGCAGCGGGAGAGCGACCAGCGACTCCCTGTCACCAAGCTCACCATCCCCATCCCCGACGACATTGTCGTCAAGATCGAGGATGAGGTGCTGGAGCGAATGCCCGAAATCTTCCTGCGCCACTTTGAGACCGACCTACGGGGCAGAGCAAGCAGTTCTCGCTGGCAGTCATTCTTTGAACGGCAAGGCAACGGCGGGGCCACTGGTGCTGGCCGCAGCATCATGAATTCGACAAAAACACCGCGTGGCGCGGCAACACGGACAATCTCGTATGACCTATGACATCACCACCCCCAGCGCCTATCACCAGGCGCTGGTCGAACGGCTGCGTGCCAAGCTGGTCGATGGCCTGGCCATCGAGTCCTATGACGAATACGGCAAGGTGGATCTCAAAGAGCCGACCATCCTGATCCAGTGGGAGGATGGCCACCCCGGCCAGCGCCAGAACGATGGCCGCTACAACCACCAGTTCATGATCACGGCCCATTGCGTCATTCCGAAAGGGCTGCCGAATGCTGTGCTGCAGGCGCTGGATCTGGCGACCGAAGTCGAGCGACTGCTGGAACGCCGCGTCCTGTTCAAAGTAGCGGATGGCAACGGCGGAGAAACCCTGCTGGTTAGTTCTGATCAGGTCGGCATGCCGCAGATCCAGGTCAACGGCGACACCAGCTTTCTGCTGGGGATCGACGGGGTGGAGGCGCGGGGGGTGCAGTGGCTGCAGCCCCTTTACCTCGGGCGCTCCCTGAATGGGGATGTGGAGATCCGCGAGGGGTTCAGCGTCGCAGTGAACCCCCTCGACCCCGACGATAAAAGCGAGTACCACCCACTGACCCCGCTGGAGTAGCCATGTTCGAGCAGCTGATTGACAGCAAGCTGGCCCCGCTAATGGACCGGCTCGCCCAGCTGGAAGAGGAGCTGGAGTCCGGCGCCCGCCGTGGCCGTAATGGCATCCAGCTCGGTACCGTGGCCAAGGTTGTTGGTCAGCGTGTCGTGATCACGCTGGGCAAGGCCAGTACGCCCCCCATCAAGTGGTTTGCCTGCGTCGCCGGCGATGTTATCGAGTGCCGCTACCCCAGTGAGGGAGAGATGGCGCTGGTACTCAACTATGGATCAGGCGATCGCAACAGCAGCGCCATCGCCCTGGTGGGGATCCCGAGCGACCAGTTCCCGCTCCCCTCAGCCGACCCAAACCTGGTCGTCCGAAAAATTGGGGATAAGGGGTGGGAAGAGTGGAACAAGGAGACCGGTGCCTTAACCATCAAGGCCCCGGGTGGCGTCAAGTTTGAGACGACCATGCTGGAGAGTACCGGGGAAGTGAAAGACAAGGTCCGTGCCATGAGTGCAGACCGGGCCATTTACAACGGTCACGACCACGGCGGTGGCCCCAAGCCATCCCAGAAACAGTAAGCGAGGCCACATGATTGGCATGGACAGACTAACGGGCCGCGCTATCAGCGGAACGGAGCAACTGGCCAGCCGCCTGTTGCAGGTATTCACCACTCAGCTGTCGTCACGCGCCCGTCGCCGCCAGTTTGGCAGCGGGGCACCTGATGCCCTGGCCCAACTGACCAACCAGGCCACCGTTCTCGCGCTCAAGGCCGAGATGTTCGACGCCATGCTGGCCCCGGCCAACGGGGTGCTCGACTTCACCGCCTCGCGCATCCAGTTCGAAGTGGTCGATGACGGCTTAAAAGCTCATATCGACGGCAGTTGGCAGGGTGCCGACATCACAGTAAGAGTCCCAATCTATGACCAGTAGCGTATTTAACCCGCAGACAGACCGGATCCCCGCCCCGGATGTGCTGACCGTGGACGGGTTCGAGGCTGTGCTGGCCAGCATCAAGGCGCTGATCCTGGAGCGGGTGATGGCCATGCGGCCGGATGATGTCGGTGCGGTGGCTGAAACGCTGGAGAACGACGCGGAGATCGCCAGCATCATCGCCCAGGCCTGCGCCCTGGTGGTGGTCAACCGGGAGCGCCGTCTGAATGACAAGATCCGCCAGATCCTGCTGCTCTGGGCCAAGGGGAGCAACCTGGACGCTCGCGCCGCCGAGTTTGGTATTGCCCGCCAGGTGATCAAAGCGGGTAACCCTGCAGCTTACCCGCCGATCCCGGACGAGATGGAATCGGACATCGACTTGCTCACTCGCTGCTTGCTGGCCCCCTTCGGGTTCGCTACCACCGGGTCGGCACTGGCGTACCGCTTTCACCTGATGACCCTGGGCAGCAAGCCCAAGATTACCGTGACCACGCCTCAGCCTAATCGGGTTGTGGTTACCTACGATTTCCCAACGTCGTCTCGTTCTGGTGAGGTGAAAGATGCCCAGGCCATCATGGCCGAGCCGGAGTCGGGGCTGGTTGATTGCTGGCTCCTGTCTCGCGCCGGTAATGGGGTTCCCTCTGATGACCTGCTGGCTTATGCCCAGGAGTACATGAGCCGCCCTGATGTGGCCCTGGTATCGGATGTGGTGAGGCTGCGCAAGGCAACTATCCGCAATTATGCGATCAGGTTGAAGCTGCACGGCAGCAACTCGCCGGGCGGCATCATCGACCCAGCCCCAGTGAAGGCCGAGCTGGAGGCTTATGCCGAAGGCGCCAGGTTGCTAAAAGGCAGCATCGATCCCGGCCGCCTGTACGCCATCGCTCACACACAACAAACGGTGGTGAGGGTCGAGGTACTGGAACCGCTGGCGCCGCTGGTGTGTGTCAATGGTGAGGCCCCCTACTGCACCGGAGTGCAGGTCGAGGTGGTTTATGACTGACAGCATCCAGCCAGATAACCGAAGCGCCCTGCAGGTGGCCATCGAGCAGGCGTTGGATCGCATGCTGGCAGAAGTCGATGCTCATGCCCCTCTTCCTCAGCTGTTTGATGGGTTGGCAACCCCCGCCCAGTTTTTGCCATCCCTTGCCATAGAGCGAGGGGTGGCGGATTGGAGTGCCACGGATACCGAGCAGGCCAAGCGCAAGACAACGGCGGGCGCTCTGCCGCTGCAGTCCCTCTCTTGCACCGATGCGGGGATCCGGCGGGCGGTCACCGATATCGGCTTTTCCTGCACTATCAAGCGGCTGAGACCCTACGTCATCGAAGTGTCGGCGGGGTTGGAAGAGGGCAGCTTGACAGACGAGCTGAGTCAGCGGGTCTTTCGGCGGGTGGCCACCTACAAGGCTACGCGAGACTCGGCCACCGTGCTGCTGGAGAGAAGCGCCGATGTGAGGAAATGTATGGCCGTCTATGCCGAGACGGGGGTCATCTCTGACAGCGCGGCCTATGTGCCAGCCCCCTCCGACGGCTTCTATTACCCAAGCCTGGCCATCCAGGCTGAAACCTACGTCATATCTGATAGCGAGGCATACCGTGGCTGATTTAAGAGGCTATGTGACAGCGGCCGGGCAGAATTTCGAGGCCACGGCAAAACAGATGGGATATCCCGTCCAAATCGGCACCATCGAAATTGGTGATGGGGTGTTGCCCGATAGCGAAAGTCCTATCGCCCGCACCAACATGGTGAACAAGCTCAAGTCGTTCCCAGCCATTCTGGAAGTCGATCCACAAAACCCGGGGCAGTTTATCGTTTCCTGCGCCATCCCTGCTGATGACGCCATCAATGGGGCGGGCTATTTCATCCGGGAGATGGGCTGCCGGCTGATAGGGCAGGGCGCTGGTGTGCTCTACGCCTACCGCCGCGTCAGCAACGATTTCAAACCGCTTATCACCGAGGGTGAAGCCAAGAGCTTTATCTACAAGCTTCGTTTTATCCCCAGCAACGGCGAATTGCTAAACCCGATCATCGACCCATCGATAGTGTTTGCCAGCGTCCAATATTGCGATAACAAGGTTGCGAACGAGCTGGCCAAGCTGGACAACAAGCAATCGGTGCGGGCGGCAACGACCGGCCCTATCGCCCTCTCCGGGGCGCAGACCATCGATGATGTCGTGCTTGCCGTAGGCAACAGGGTGTTGGTGAAAGACCAGGCCGATGCCAAGCAGAACGGCATCTACCTGGTGGCGGCCCAAGCCTGGACCCGCACCACGGATGCCGATACAGGAGCCAAGCTGACCAGCGGTGCACGAGTCTATGTCGAGGTGGGCGCTGCCAACGGCACCCGTGTGTGGTATCTAGCCACCGCCGGGACCATCACTATCGGTACGACCCTGTTGCAGTTCAAGGACGAGCATCCAGCGGCCACTCAGCAATTGGCGGGGGTGTCGCGCTTTGCGACACAAGCCGAGGCTATTGCCGGTTTGCTCGATAATGTCGCTGTCGCCCCCAAGGAGATGAAGGCGACGATGGAGGCGATGCTCGATATCGTCGCTCCCATCGGTGTTCCCATCCCATGGGTGAGTGCTACGCCACCTAATAGTCGCTTCTTACTCGCTCAGGCGCAGAGCTTTGACAAGGTTGCGTATCCAAAGCTGGGGGTACTCTGGCCGACTGGGGTTATCCCGTTCGATATGCGGGGTGAATTCCCTCGAGGTTGGGATAATGGGCGGAGTGTAGATGCGGGACGCTCATTACTGAGCGCCCAAGGGGATGCGATTCTCAATCACCGGCACAACATGATAGGTATGGATAGAACCAGTCAGGGAGGGAATTTTACTCTACCTGACGAGCAATACCCCATTCTAGGTAGGGGATTTGCTAGTAACACCCATGAATATAACGAGCCCTCATCCAATTATGGATTTAACAATTCAACCGGGCTAATCAAAACCCAATTTAATGGTGCCACAGATAGCAGCCGCCTTGGCAGCGAAACTCGCCCACGCAACATCGCATTTAACTACATCGTGAGGGCAGAATGATGACAACTCAACCGCGTGTGATATGGGGCTCAGACGTATGGGCCGAGACCGATGGCTGGGCGTCTGCGCACTGTGCCGACACAGCAACTAGCGAATACATCGGCCCCCTTGATGTCTGGGTATCGGCAGGGACTGGCCTACCAGCCGGCGCCTATCTCGATGCCCCGCCCGCCAAAGAAGATGGCAAGGCCATTGTTCGTACCGGCGAGGGTTGGAGCCTGCTTGCCGACCATCGCGGCGAAACGGCATACCACAAGCAGACTGGAGCCAAGACTGTCATCGCGGAGATTGGCGAACTGCCCGCGACAGTTACCCTGCTGGCCCCGCAGTCGCAGTTTGATGTTTGGGATGAGCCGACCGGCGAATGGGTGACGGATGCCGCAGCAGAGCAGCAGTCGCTGAACGCACAGGCCACGCAGCAGAAGACCGCGCTACTGTCCGAGGCCACAGCCATGATCGCCCCGTTGCAAGATGCGGTGGATATGGGCATGGCGACGCCGGAGGAAGAAACGGCCCTGCTCGACTGGAAATTCTATCGCGTGATGCTGACTCGGGTCGATGTGGCTGCCCACCCGGTCACCTGGCCAGCCCATCCCTAGCTGGACCTCTAACCACCTACCCCGCCTCGGCGGGTTTTTTATTGCCCATTTCTGGAGCAACCCATGGAAAAGAAAGAGTACCTGGTGCAGCTCGGCTTCGAGCACCCCAACACCGGCCATTGGCAGGCGGCGGGCACCACCGTGGAGATGACCGAGGCAGAGGCCACCCAGCTTCTCCTCAGCGGTTACCTCATCGTTAAACCGACCGCCAAAGCGGCAAAGGGGAAGTAAGTCATGCCTGCCATCGAATCTTTCGTTCACAACGGGGCGAGTATCGTCCGCGAGCCAGCCCCGTCCCCCATGGGACCGCTTGGCCGCGCCATCTTCGGCCTGGTCGGTACCGCGCCGGATGCCCACCCCGACATCCCGCGCAGCAAGGCGTTCTGGGTCAACAACAAGGCTGCCCTGGCCAAGTTGGACACCACCGGCCAGGAGCGCGGCACCCTGTGGCGAGCCTGTAGCGCCATGCTGGATGCGGCCCAGTGCTCCATCTACGTCATCATCGAGGATGAAGACAACTCGGTACCGCCCGCCGACAAGGACTACGAGGGGATCATAGTCACCGCCGTGGCCACCGAGAGCGGCACCCTGGCTGTCACCCTGACGGATGTGACTCTGCTCGATGCGGTGCTCGGTGCCCAGGCGGCGAGCTGGACTGCCACCATCGGCGGCAAGACCGCTGGCCTGGTGAGTTACCTGCCGGGTGAGACCAACGTGCTGACCATCAAGGGCAATGGCACCATCGGGCTGGCAGACCTCACTGCGCAGAGCAAGATCGTCATTCACGGCAAGGACCTGACTGCCTCCGGCACCATCGCCAAGATCGTCGGCGGCATCGACCAGCTGACCGGTCGTCGCACTGGCATCGAGGCGCTGGCCGCCGACATCCCGGAGACCCTGACCGACATCGCTGCCCCCGGCTTCAACCACAAGGCGGTGCACGATGCCCTGGCCAAGATGGCCAAGCGGCTCTATGTGGCCCCGGCGCTGGAAGGCCCTAGCACCACCGACGAGGCGGTCATCGCCCTGTCGCAATCCCTCGGGGTGGTGGGCACCGGTTATGCCGACGCCGTGCTGGTCGATCCCTTCGTCAAGGTGTGGTCGAACGCGGTCAAGGGCTACGTCTACATGTCCGGCGTGGCGCACTATCTTGGCTGCGCCGCACGGGTCGATGTGCACGAGGCCCCTGGCAAGGGCCGGATGAACGCCTATATCGACGGAGTCCAGCGAACCATCGATTACAACCTGCTGGACAAGACCAGCGGTGGTGATCGGCTTAACAAGTACGGGGTGTGCTACTTCGGCCGCACCAGCCGTGGCGGCTTCTCGCTGCTGGGTAACCGCACCCTCAGCGGTCGTTTCATCAACCTGGTACGGCTGGAACTGGCGATTATCCGAAAGCTGATCGCTACCACCGAGCCTGGTATGGCAGAGCTACTGAGCAAGGAGTTCATGCAGTCCAAGGTCGCCTCCCTGCAAAACTGGCTCGATGGCGAAGCCGCAGCTGGCAAGATGATCGGGGCCAAGGTCTACCTGCACCCGACCCTCAACAACACGGATAACTACCGCAACGGCGAGTGGCATATCGTGATTGGCTACGCCGGCTACTCGCCGAACGAGCACATGGTTTATCACCTGCGTGAAGACGTAGGTATCGTCGAATCCTTCCTGAACGAGGTGCTGTAATGGCTGGTCAGAATGTACGGATGATGCAGCGGATCGTCGTGGACGGCATCCCGCTGCAGCGTGAAATCACATCGTGGGAATGCCCCCCACCGAAGGAGAAAACCGGTGATCTCGGGGGCGGCTTTATCGCGGGCGATATCCGAACCGGCATCGAGAAGATGACGGCCAAGATCGTGGGCAAAGGCATCACCCCCTTTATACTGAAGATGACCGGCCGGCGCAC